AGTTGAGGTGCGTCTTGCACGTCTAGTTCTGCTTGTATTGTTCGTTTGATTACGTTGTAACATAGTTTGCGAAACAGTTGATCTGTTGGACATATTCGTAGTAGTAAGTTGGAATTGATATTAGTGATAATTTTACCAAGAGTGGAGCTGGACTCAGGTGTAGTGTCGAACATGTCAACGACTGGGGCTGGTACGTAGTACTTGAGGTCGCCCATGTTCTCTAACTTGTATTGGTAGTCTTGTTCAGGTAAGAAGTGTCTAAGGAATGATATTGAACCTGAGAACTCCGCACCAAGTAATCTTAAGTTGGCTAAGCCCTGTAGCTTGCCCATCATGGTGCGAGTGGCAGCATCCACATTGGACACGGAAATGTTGACCATTTTGTTGATAGTACGAGCCAGGTTAATGTGATAACCGTCTCTATAATACTCTAGCTGACAAAATTCGACATTGAAATTTTCAGCGTAATTGGTAGGGGTTGGGATGAGCGGATCAACCTCGTGGCCCCACGCACGGATGTGGTTGTGTACCTTAGTGAGGATGGTAGGGTCATTGTAAAACAATATAGTGTCGTCGCCATCACAAAAGATGGTGAAATCTGGTGAGTAAAAAGGCAAGAACATACTTCCTACCACCATGCAGTTACCACAACCAGTGAATAAGTCACCGGAGTGACGACATGGCAGCTTGAAGTTGAACGCACCTTTGATTGGGGCATTAATCAAGAGGTTGCCGTAGTGGCTACTGAAACCGAGTTTCACGTACTTTGAAATTTCGGCCTCGTAAGCGGGACCGACGTGGTGAGCATCAAAATTCTTGAAGTCAGTGGAAGTGTAATAGCGGTAGTGTTTCATGTTATTGAGGATGACAAGGTATCTGTTATCGTAATTCATGCCCTTGGCGAATATAGGCATGCCGTTATTGGTGAAGCTTAGCAAAAGGTGCTCAAATGCTTCGAAGAAATTCTTAGCATAGGTGTTGAAAATTGGAGTGTTCATGGTGATAATTCTAACAGCTTTCTTGTTCAAGTTCTCTGGAGGGAGTGGCTCAATTTTGGCAAATGATGTGTAAAATGGTTTAAGGGCAGCCCCACCCATTCTGAACACACACATCATGTACTTCCGAAGTTTCGATCCGGAGTACTTGTCGACGTGAGATTCAGGGTCAAGTGCCTCTATACGTTCTTTATCGGTGAACTTGTGCCAGAAAGCATCCATGTAATTTAAAAATTCTTCTTTGCTGAACGTAGGCTTGACACCACCACGACCGACACGATTAGAGAAAGCACCGGCCATGGTGCGTTCATTAATGGCTGAAACAAGAAATTTAGAGTAATCTTCTTCGTTTAAAAACTTGAGATTGAGGCGTCTCTGTTGATCATCAACGTTCACCTCATAATCCACCGATGCAGTTATCTCGGCAATTTTCGACTCTACAGACTCGAAAGCAAGCTTAACATTGGCGATATCCCACTTTATGGTGGTGGTCTCAAAGATACTCTGGTAGACAGCGATGTAAGATGATGGACGGTAACGTTTGGACTCGCAGAATAATGTAACGGCGTGTAATAGGTTGGTGTATTTACATGGCTCATATTGGGCCACTTGGATTAGGTCACGGCCAATAAGATTGTACCAACCATAAGGTAGCCCAGTGTCTGGGTCATGGGTATTGTACCTAAGAAATTCAGCGAACTGAGTTGCGTAATCTCCATGTAGGTACAATTTCTGATCAATGAGATGTATGCGGTACTTGCGAGTACGTGGTCCTACGTATAGCGATATAAAATAAAGGGCATTTAGAAGAATGATAGGGATGGAGGAGAAGTAGGTGAGTAAGTTTATGATGAAGTTGCCAATAAGCACGGCGGTAGCCATGACCGTGACAAGT